CAAACGAATCACCATATTTGCGATTCAATTCCTCTATTTTGTTTTTCTCCTGCTCTTTAGTACCAGTAAACGTTTTTATATTTTGAATCTCATTATTCAGTTCCACACGCGTTCTTACTGATATAGCGTGAGCTTCCTTTTCCACCTCATTTTTCAATTCCATCGCTTTTCTCAATTCATCGACATCATTCTTTGCCCCAACCAAGCCCTTACACCACTGTATTATCTCATCCCCATACATGGTCAACAGCATAATGCCTGTTGTCAATGCGGTCTGCCATGAAAATAGCGATGACAATATCTGCTTCCAGACAGGCTCTCCCTTTTCTCCATTTTTTATCAAATCTGCATATTCCTCCTTGGCTCTTTTAACCTCATCGGCAAAGATTGGAAGGTTATTGCTTATTGCCAGAAAGAACATCTGGGGTCCCATTGCCAACGATGGCATTTCCCTTGCCATCTGTTGGATACTGTTGTGCAAACCGTTGAATTTCTTTTGTGCATTAGGTAACTCTGAAGGTGTAACTTTTACATTTTCCGATACATTCTGCAACTGTTTAAGTTCAGTTTCCAGTTCCTTAATTTGAGACTCAAGAGATTCAATCTGAGCAATGTTCTGACTTTGATCCAAATCAGGAGAAGATGCTTGACCGACCAGGCGCAAATCCTCTAATTGTGTTTCGAGCAAAGCCACAACATTACGCAGTTCTAATACATATCTCTGAACTTCTGCAAATTCATCAGCTGTCATCAGTGCCTTGCTTTTCACCGATTCCGTAAATGACTTAATCTTATTCAATCCGGCTGATATGCCGTCCTTCATCAAAAATTCTATTTCAACTGGTTTGCTCATTGCTTAATCTACTTTGAAAAAATGATAATATTTCATTCGCTTCATCTTCGGCAGTTTGTTCATCTCTAACCTTGATATATCGAGGCGCATCCGACAACATCATTATGAGTGTTTGGTAATTTACCTTGTTAAGGATATAATTGACAGTCCATCCTGTTGCAGAAGCAATCTGCCAGATAAAACCAAAGGGGCTATGTGAACTCTCATATTTTGTTCTTAACTCCCCTTTCCTTTTTGGCTCAGTCTCAGTTTCATCGGATTCGACACCTCTACTGATCTGATAATACTCATAAAAGACTTTGTCCCCATCAATCCAACAAATGTCTTGAACGCAAACTGGATATATCTGTCTTCGACAAAATTCCTGATAAACCACGCCACCATACCAATGAACAGATGCCTTGACACATACCCCTGACAAATAGTATATGCTATAATTTTGCTTATAGCTTTTGAGTGTTCCACAATAAACTTCATCTCTTCCTCTTTGGAAAATGATGCCATCTGTTTACTCGTCACCCCCATAGACAAATATATCCGAGCAATATGCAATTGTCCGGACATATACGGTCGCTTCATCGTAACACGCAGCTGCACCGGTTTCTTCTTAAACGGCAACTTAAACTCTTTAAGAGGGACAGAGACCCCTGCATTAAGCAGTGCATCTGCCCCTTCTTTTTGAATTAGCCTTACGACAGATTCTTTCATGATTCAACGGTATCATTGATTTCGTATGGTGCGCTTCCGTCAGAAGGCGCATTGATTTTTAATTGACACTCAAGTTTGGACACTTCACTGACTGTAAGTTTTCCACCAAGGTTTGCCAGAATTGTTCCATTATGTATAGTCACTGTCTGACCACTCAATAAATCAATTTCCCACTTGTCATTTATTAACACCGTTTCAGTTGGTGCTTTCCATCCAGTGTATTTACCTTCAGTTCCGACAAGTGTTCCACCAACCATGTCGTGGAATGCCTCATAATTTAATTGTATCAGATTGAATGTCGGACTAATTGTTCCTGCTTTGGAAATGAGGGTCAGCACCGGATCATTCGGAACTTGTTCTGCAAACACATCTGCAGGCTCTGACTTAGTTCCGCCCCAGTCCCATGAGCCTTTTTCGATATATCCTATTGTTTTGTCGCCTTTTCTAACGCGAGCCAAACCATACATAAAATTCTTATTCATATTATTTCAATTTGTGTTTAATTATTACTGTAAAAATCATTCCTGTAAAAACGCCTGAGAAGAATGCGAGCAATATCGATTGAAAGATTTTAGGTCGTGTTTTCTTCAGCTCCTCAGTATAGTCTTTGTACATTTCGTTAGAAGCTTCGTATTCCGCCAGTTTGATCTCGTAATATTCAAGTCTTCCCTGTAAGCTGTCACATATTGCGGTAATGTATATCGTATCATTCTTATAAGATACCTCTACGCTGGCTTGACCTGAAGAAGAATGATATACTGATCTCCTTGGCATTTTCCGTATCGTGTCAATCGGCAGATTCAAGTTCACTTCCGACCTCGGTATCGTCACAAGTTCCACCGATCGCACTTCTCGCAGTAGGCTGTCTCTTGCTACCTGAATTGTTGCGACTTCCTGAACCTTGCTCGTCTTTCGTACTCCGCAACTTGTAAAGAACAGGACAATTGTCACTATGCTTACAACTGTTGGCAGACTCATAAGCCTTCCTGAAGCGAGCAATCTCGCGTTTGGTCGAGCCAAGCTCTTTTTTGGTGGCTTCCAGTTCCTGCCTTGTTTCCTGAAGAAGTTCTCTTGTTTCATTAAGCTCTTTTTTTAGAGGCTGCACAATATTCTCCATCAATATACGGGTGGCATGTTCAGCGTTGTCGATACGTACAGTCTCGGCTTCAGCCTTAGCTTTGTCAGCTTCAGCTTCAGCCTTGCGTATTGTCGCTTTCAGGGTAACAATACCCACCATAGCAGCCAGCAAGCCACCGCCAAGAACATAATTAAGTATCACGCTGAACTCCATATCTACTATTGATTTATTCCTATCTCTTTAAGCCATTTTTGTACATTGAAACTCGGACAATCCTTATTTCCATTCAATTCATTATGACCGACAATCTGAACGCTGGGATGCTCTTTATGAAATTTCTTGACATATAATTCCATCGCAAGGCGTTGAGATACGGTTCGGGTATCATACGGCAGCCCTTTCCAACAACCACCCACATACACCACATGTCGGCTTTCCGCATTATGCCCTTTAGCACCGTTTGTAATCTCCCAAGGATCTACATTATGGTCTTCATTGTTATCGACAAGACGCTCTATCCTGCCGTCTAAATGTATCATATCAGTATATCCTACCTGCTTCCAGCCACGACCACCGAGACTTATCGGATTGGTATGCCACGCACGAATCTCATCAGAAGAGACCTCTCTTCCCATAGTCGTGGCTGTGCAGTGCAGGACTAAATACTTCAACTCAGCCATTAAGCAGTTGCCTTGTAACCGCTTCTCACAACTGCACCTGCATCCATCATTTTAGGCATACAGATGAAGTAGTGACGGAAGTTGACCTTGTTACGCTGATATTCGGGGTCGTTCTCGGCAGCACTCCAGTACATCTTGGTAGAACCGGTTGCCTTGAATATTCGTTTAGGATAGAACGCGAATGAACACTGGAATTCACCAGGATCTGCTATTGCACCTACCTCCTTCTTAACACCTGCAGATGTATATACAGGGTTATTACCGAACTCATATATGTTAAAACCGTACAAATTGCCTATCTTACCAGTGTTGCGATCAATATTGTACTGTTCCTTGAAGCTCTGGTCTGCTCTCAAAAGGTCATTGACATGGTCCGTACAAAGCACCAAACGACGTCCAGCTATAGGCACCTTCAGTTTATCCAGAGCCTCTTTTAATGACACGAGGTCATCTGGTGTAAGTCTAAGACGTCCAGTCGCTACATCACGTTCTCCTGTAGTTGTGAGTACAGGGGTTTTAGCAGTGTTTGAGTTCGCACAGAGCGAATGAGCAGCCTTTGCAAATTTAGCATCATTGATAGAGTTTGAATGGCTCTCCTTGACGCGTGAAATCTTGTCATAGCTGATAGCATACAACTCGTCATCAGTAATAGGTGTCACCTTGGTTTGGAACTTGTCAAGACCAATAGGAATCTCAGCATCATCCAACACCTGGAGTGGAATAGGATAGGTTGTATTGTTGACCAACACATCAGGATCTACACCAACATCCACCAAATGGATGACGTCGTTATCCACTAATAAAGAATTGTCAGGGATACCATCAAGCCAAGAGCCTGCAAGGAACTCACGGAGGGCTTTAACCATCTCACCCGTCCAAATCTCTTTTAAAACGCCTTCACACAAAGCACCTGATGGCATAAAACCACCCAATGCCACTGCGACAGCATTAGCACCTACAATAGATTCTAAAGGCGACAATCCTATTGTCGAACCGAAAAGCACTCCAGAGAATGAGTTAAACATGAGTGCTGTGATAATTAAAATAAACTTTTTCATTAGCTCTTTTTTATTTGTTAAACATTACAATTCGCATTCAATACCGTATTCCTCCTTGTACAATTTTTTGTACTCTTTAGGATTCTCTGTTCTCAACTTCAGTATTTCAGAAGAAGGGACATCACTCAACTTTTTGTAGGTCTTATCTCCGCCTGTCGGAGCACCACCATGATGTCCGATTACAGCACTTAGTTTTGTTTGCGGTGTCATAGCCGCAAAAACATTCTGCAATTCCTGATAACCGACCTTTTTACCAAGTTCCACGAACTGGTCTTTCTTTGTAGCGTCGATACGCTTTTCTGAAATAGCTTTATCGACAGCACTTGTGAGACGTTCCAACTCAAGGGTAGCTTTTTCATTTTCGAGTTTAGACATCTGAACCTGCGCTGCTTTCAAGCCTTCAATTGCAGCTTTAATAGCCGCTTCATCTGCCGTCTCTGGCAAGCCCAACAATAGGCATAGTGTTTTCTGTTCCATTTTTGTTAAAATTTGATTATTACTAATTAAAGGTAAATATGAAGACTTCTCATCTTTACTCAATGTTATAAGTTCACCGTCTTTATGTAGGACTATCGCGTCATCATTTGCTCCTATGTCAACCAAGGAGACTTCAAACAATTTACTCTTGGTGATTGTAGCTCTTGTCTGCCCTTGCACCAGATGTTCTTTTGCTTCACTCGTTTCAAGAACATCTATTCCGACACTCACCATACGGAGACTTCCGAACTCAAACTGCTTCTTGCATCTTTGGCTGAGTTCCGAAGCGCAGTCAAACATAAGTTCGCCTGTCACCTCATTGTTTTCCACTCTGATGTCTTTAACGTACCCTATCACCTGTCCTCTGTTATGCTGATACAGGAGAACCGGATTGCGTTCGTATTGTCCTATTTCCATTCCTGAAGTCAGAACCCTCGTTCCATAACTGTTCAGACTATCATTTGTAATTCGCACTCTTTTACCCATATTCATTGAATTTTTCGGTGCAATATTACTTCCGATTTTTCATCTGGCAAAGAAAGCGCGAAAGCATTGCATATTACTGTGCAACAGTTGCATAACTCTTTGTGCAATCTAATATAACACTGCAATTTTGCAGTGTTGTAATCATTAAGTAATCACCTATGACAAAAGCAGAAACAGAAAAAAAGAAATCATTGGCACGTACACTTTTCCTAAGCGGAATGGAGCAAATAGAGATAGCGGAAAAGGTTGGTGTATCCAGAGTCACCTTATCTAAATGGTGTACCTCCGGCGGTTGGAAAGAAGCGAGAGCCGCCAAACAAATCACTCGCCCGGAATTGGTCAACAAATTATTGCTGACAATAGACAAACTCATCGAACAGGTATATGACTCTGAAGATCCGTCACTCTTGGCTGGGCTCGGCGACAAACTCGCGAAGTTGTCTTCAGTGATTGAAAAACTCGACAAGAAAGCAAGTGTCGTTGACAATGTCGAAACATTCATGGCTTTTAACACCTACTTGGAACATCGGGCTAAGACAGATTCAGAAATCACACCTGGTTTACTTAAAATCATCAATCGTCTACAGGACGACTTCATCGCTGAACAAGTTACCAAATAATTGTAATCATGGCAACAAACGCAACAGACAAAAAAGAAGCCATAAAGCGATGGAAAGAACACTGCCGGCAAATACAGTCAATGACGGTACTGACCTCATTGGAAGAATCCGTATTGGAGAAAAACAAACGTATCCAACGGCTTCAAAAGGACTACGCCGCCTTCTGTGAGTATTATTTTCCACATTTTTTAACATTGAGAGATAAGACCACCGGGGAAGTGCTTAGGATAGTGCATAATGCGCCATTCCATAATGCAGCCGCTGCAAAGGTTAAGAACACTCCAAATCTTAAGGCTGTATTCAAGTGGCCTCGAGGACATGCCAAATCTACACACTTTGACATATTCATGCCTTTGTGGTTGATGTTCCAACCGAAACGTCTTATCAATTTCATGGTAGTTGTCGGTAAAAGCGAGGACTCAGCACAGCGTCTGTTGTCAGATATACAGGCAGAATTGGAATACAACAAACGTATTATTGCAGACTTCGGAGAACAGAAGAATCTCGGTCATTGGCAAGATGGAGAGTTCACATCTCAGTCCGGTGTAAAATTCCTCGCCTGCGGTCGCGGTCAGTCGCCTCGTGGTTTGCGTGAACGTGAAGCTCGTCCTGACTACATAGTCATCGACGACTTGGATGATGACGAACTCTGCCGTAATGAAAAAAGGGTCAACGAACTTACCGATTGGGTCAAGGAAGCTTTATTCGGTGCGCTTGATGTCGGTCGTGGCAGATTCATAATGGTGGGCAACTTGATTTCTAAGACTTCCGTACTCGCCAACATTGCGAAAACAAAAGGTGTTCATGTTTCAGAGATCAAAGCCGTAGATAAAGATGGTGAACCTGTCTGGAAAGAAAAATGGAATAAAGAAGAAGCTCAGGAATATGCCGACTTCGTAGGATATCGTGCATGGCAAAAAGAGATGATGCATAATCCAATCAGAGATGGTTCGATTTTCAAGCATGAATGGATTCGTTACAAAAAGATTCTGCCTCTACACAAATATGAGATGCTCGTATGCTACACTGACCCTTCGTTCAAGTCAACAACTAACAACGACTACAAAGCATCTCGACTCTGGGGCAAAATCGGCAATGAGTTACACCTGATAGATTGCTACGTCCGTCAGGACACCGTATCAGGAATGGTGCGATGGCTGTACAACTTATACGAGTCTTTACCGGAAAATGTTGCGGTAAAGTTCTTTATGGAAGCCAACTTCATGCAGGACATCATTCTCGACGAGTTCACTACTGAAGGAAACATTCGAGGTTATCAGTTACCGATACTGCCTGACAAGAGAAAGAAGCCTGACAAGATACAGCGTATCGAGGCAATATCCCCTTTATGGGAACGAGGATTCA